AAATAGTTTTTTAGTAGCGTTGTTTTTATTATTGTATTCATTTTTTTAATATCCTTTTATTAATAAGTTAAGTTAGCTTTATTTAAATACTGCTCGGCTTCATCAGAAAAGAAACCTGAAGCAGACGGAAAAGTTTCTTTGTCTGTTTCAAGGTCTCTAGTAATATATATTTCATGTGTTCCCACATCATCCATATCAATAATATTTTTGACATCTTCAACACCTGTAGCCGAAACCATATCAGGATATGTGTATGAATAAGTGAAACCATTACCGCCATAAAAATAAACATCTATTACTCTTTTTGTTTTACTCATATCTCCATAATCATCAACGATTTTGTCATTTAACATAGCCTTAATTAATCTGCCAAATTGCTTGGCGTAACGCTCCTTTGTGAAATAAAATCGTAGTGAGTCCTCACAATGATTAGGAGAGTAAGAAGGGTAATCATTCATTACCATAAACTCGCAAACTGGAAAGCCATAAGGATTGCAGACTGCTTTAGCTAGCTCCTTCAATTCAATTGAATCATGAATGTATTTGTCCATATCCCAGTGAGATATAAACTCGACAAATGATAATTCCTCTGGAACTTTAACGCTCCAGTCATATTTATCATAGCCATAATTAACAGCTTGGCAGTACAGTCTCATATTTACTTTTTTATTTTCCATTTTTAAGTCCTTTTAATTCAGGGAAAATTCCCTGTTGCATACAATGATAATTCAGGTAATTTTAAAAAGCAACATTTATTATGACTCTTATATATAGACGTAAAAAAAGCCCACTTTTTAGGTGGGCTTAATTGTGGTTTTATAATATGTCTCTAATATGAGATGCGAGGTTTTTATCATCCATATATTGTAAGATATCTTTTACTAGATATTTTCTAGCCGTTGATGATATTGAGGTTAAACTTTCATTATCTTTATGCTTTTCTAAAATTTCAAACATCTCTTCTTTTTGGGTTTCTGTACCAAAATTAATAGCAAGCAACATTCCATTTTCAGAGTGTAAATTACTATTAGTATTAAAGGATATTTCAAACAACATTTTTTCTAGATAGCTTTTTTCTCTGATATACATAATTACATTCCCCTTTCAAATTCAAAAAAAATAACTTGAGCGATAGCCATGATGCTAAAAAAAATACTTAAAATAAAATAGCTATTAAATAAAAAAATAACACTCAAAATCCATAACATAAAAAAAATTAATACCTTAAAAATAATCATTTAAATAACCGCCTTTTGAAAATCATTGTAATTAAAATAAGCAATATTTTGATTACCAAATTTGACAGGTTTTTTTCTGTGTAATTCAATAAAATCATCAGTCAATTTAATTTTATAATTTTTCATAGTATCTCCAAAAAATTTCATTGTATCCCTTGTAAAAAAATAACTTTCCTGATGCATAGTTTCAGCAAAAAATTCATTATAAAATTTTAAATCGCTTGCTGTTTTTATATTCATTAAATTTTTAATATTTTTTTTCATGTTTAAATGCTCCAAGTTGTAAAACTTTTAGGTTCGGCATGGTCTGAATAATACCGCTCAATATCAGACCATGCAGTTTCATAATTATTTTTATTTTCAATCTCACCGCTAGCATCAATTATACTACATGATAAAAAAATTGGTGCTGAACGATTATTTTTTATAAAATTATCAATCATTTTTTTTTGTATACTGTTTAATTTTCTCATGTTTAAATCCCTTTTTAATTTAAATCAGTTAATATATATTCACCCGAATCAATTTTTTTTCTAGTGGCTTCAATACCTTCATTTAAAAAATCCCTTCTGTATTTTGCTGTAGTTGTTGAGTAATCCCAGTAATAAGAATCTAAAAAAACTTTATTTTCCGTTCTTTTACATATAATAGAATTGTACGATTGAAAAAATACGCCTTCATTAGTATATATAACATATTGATTTGGCACTGAATTTCCTTTGTCGCTTTTCATGTTTTCAACTTTCATTGTTTTCCCCTTATAAATTATAAAATACCATCATCATAATCATCTTCAGCAGAATAAGGAATACCATTAGGATATTTTTTATTCCATTTAGTTTCACAATCAGAGCAGACTTCTACATATCCACCTAATCCTGTATTGCCACAAGTAGCTCTTCCTACTTTATTCTCACAACCTATTTCATGTTTATTAATATCTCTCATTGGGTTCATTATATATAGTCCTTTTAGTTAAAGTTTGCGTTTCATCTATTATGATAGCAGTTATTTAAAACTAGTCAATATCTATATAAGCCCTGTTTATAAGGGGTTTGAGCAGTCTTTATATAAGGCGTTTCATGGGGATTTTTGTCAATCCATAAGGGTGTAAGTCCAGAAAGTGTCAATATAGCTTCACAAGCCTTAAAAGTGTCTTTAAATTGATTTTGCTATTTTAAGTGACAAGTGATTAAAAATTAAGCACTTATTTACTAGCTTACTATTTTAGTTATTTAATTTAAGAGCATACTATATTGATTTTGTCTAATTTAAAAAACCTATCAGCAATGACCAAAAAAATGAGAGCTTTTTACACTCTCACATAAAATAGTTAGTTTTAAAAGGACTTACAAAAAACTAACAATTTTTAAAAAATAATTATAAAAAATAATTAAAAAAATCATAAAAAATAATTGTTAAAAAAATTCCTGTAGCAATTCCTAATAAAAAATAATTCTTTTTCTTTTTTCTTTCTACTAAAAAACTATCCCAATTAAACATAATCATCCCTATAAATATTTATAAAAATTTGACCATTCATCATGCAATTTATCTAACCCTAAAATATCCCATAAACTAGATGAGCCATCAGAAACTCTGTTTTCTTTTTCTGCCCCCTCATTCCAAATAAGATATTTTCCTTCAAAAAAAATCAGCTCATCAGCATCAATAACTTCTATATCATTATCAGGATTATAGTCATTGTTTTCCATTTTTTTTAATTTGCTATTATTACTAGGAAATAAAATAGAACATTCCCAAATATCCCAAGTGTCATACATTTTTTTTATATCTTTTTCTGTGGCTTTTTTTCTTTGTGACATAAAAATAGTTCCATCTTGACTATCACAAATTAAAAATTCCATATTGTTTTTTGTTGCTCTATCTAATACTTCAAACAATAATGATTTCATAATTAATCCTTTTTAAATTAATAATTAGAAAATGTTTATGAAGGGAAAGGGGATTCACACCCCTATTGATTATTAAATTAATATGTTAATTAGACATAATCTTTAATAACTGCCTTATTTGTTTAATAAAAAACAAACTCTATATACAGCAACCTTGCAAAGTTGATTGTCTGTACTGACAACGAACCCATATATATTGTTAGACGATACCCTACATAAACACTCTCTGAATTATTTTATTTTTGTTACTTTTTAAGTATGACTTACAAATACTATATTGTCTAATTTAAAAAACTTATCAGCACTACTTTTGCAGTTTTTTATTTTCATCTCTTAAAAAATCTCTTGTAGATTGCTTTTCCTCATGTGTTGGAAACCTATCTAAATAATCCCAAACAATCTTTTTTTCAGTTCCGTTTTCACTAATAAAAATTTCTACTGTATAAAATTTGCTTTTATTTTTTGTCATTTTAAATCTCCTATTTAATTGCGTTTAAACTTAATCCATTTTCACGGTGGTACTTTTCAATTTTTTGAATAACCCTATCTTGAGAAAGGTTACTTAAATCACAACATAATTCCAATAACCATAAATCATCTTTGTCATGACCATACAACCAATTTAAAGCATCTCGTTTCATTCTAAAATTTTCTCCTTCAAACTTTTTAGGACTAACTTTTCCTTCTTTTAATTTTAAAAGATAATCATTTTCCTTTCTTTTATCTTCTTTGTCAGGAGTATATAAAGCATCTTGAATTGCTTGCGTTAAAATACCTTGAAAGATTCTTATATTTGTTTTTTTCATTTATTGCCCTTTTCTTTGTTTAAACTTATTAAATTGGCTTCATATAAGAGCCATAGAGCGATTAAAAAAAGGTAGCCAATGGTCTAGCTACCCCTTTTTGTCTTCGTTTCAAACATTCTTTTCTAATATAGAAATACCTACATCTGCGTTAGGGACTAGCAAATAACGCTTTTTTTTTATTGCCATTTCAGAGTTTACAAAGTCGCAGACATCAAAGTTATCCATAGGTTTTATTCTTTCTTCCTTGTAATCTATAACATGGATAAAATCTTCCATAGATTCAGGCTCAAAAAATTCATCAGCTATTTCTTTCACAATTTTAGCAAATTCTTTTTGAGTATATTTTTTAATATGTATTTCTGACACTACCTCTGTAAATCTTTCTATTCTATTTTTCATTTCTGTTTCTCCTTTTGTTCATCTTCTTGTCTATAAAATTCGTCCTCTCGTTGTCTATCAGGGTCAGGTTCAGGTTTTTGATAAGGTCTGCCGTCTTCCTCATCAACATATTCATTAGTTCCTTTTTCCATCTTCACTCTACCTCCTCTATATTATCAGTCTGCCAATATATTCTATCGACCTCATCAGTTAATTCATCAAGGTGTAGTTTAGAATAAGCCTCATCTTCATTTTTTGCCTCTACGATAGTCTCATAGAGAACTGTCTCACTACTATAAATCTTAAATGTTTTCATCTTCATTCCTTTACTCATAGTCATCTCCCTCTTTTGGTATTAGTTTTAATAAGTTATTTTTTGCCCAACTAAATCCCTTTCTTTTCCAACCATCATACGCTTCAGCATAAAGGCTATTTGTAGCATACAATTCTACTTCATCATATTCATCTAAAGAATCATGAATAAATAGCCAATGTCCTATAGCTTTAAATCTTAATTTAGATTTTTCATTAAAAGGATATCCTCTTTCGCCAAACCAAAGCCTCACTTTATCTTCTGTAACTATATTCATTATTGACTCCCTTCAATATCATCTGATATGTAATCATCAACCACTTGGGCAACATCATTAGGAACATCAATAACGTCTATCGTTTCTCCTGATTCAGATACCATTACAATTTTCCAATATATAATTTTCATCTTCACTCTCCCTTGTAGATTGCATATTGCATTAATATTTGTAAATCCAAATTATACGGATTTTTTTTAAATGTTATTTTTGACAATCTTGTAATTTTTTCTTGCTCTTCTTCTTCTCTGTTTAAACATACTGTTTCTATAATTTCTTGTTTCTCTTCTAGTCTATCTTCCTCTCGTCTTTCCATTGATTCTTGGTGCTCTAAATAATCGTTATGTAATAACTGAATTTGATTATATTTCCATGTATAACTCATTTTATTACTCCTTTAATTAATTATCTATCTTTTTAAGTATCAAATCGTTTGCCATTGTAGTTAGACTTTCTAACATTACAATTGCCATTAACTATTTTAAGATGCTGAATACTACTATCACCTAAAAACGTTAATAAGCCCTCGATATTTTTAATATCTTGTTTGTAAGTAATGCATTGCTTAAAGTTATCATTATTAATTAAGCCATTTAATGCCATATTTAATAACGCTTGATGATTATTATTTAATACTTTGATTTTTAATTTTGCCATTTTTATTTCTCCTTTATTTACTTTTTTGTTGTTGATATATCTATATTGCTCTCTTTATTATAAATGTCTAATTTAAAAAACTTATCAGCATTATTACCACAAACCTCTTGACAACAAAAGTTTATCGTATAGGATAGAGGCTCAATCAACAATATATGGAAATAGTATGAATACAATTACAATAGAATATGTAAAAGAAAGGTTTGACAATCAATCAGCACTAGCAGAGCAGTTAAACATTAGTAGGCAAGCAGTAAGTAGGTGGTTTATAACAGGAGAGATTCCAAAGTTAAGGCAGTATGAAATAAAAGAAATTTTAGATAATTCTGTTTGAAATAATGATGTTTAAACTGGGAAAAATAAGGAGTTTATATTATGTTTAAAATAAAAAATTGGGGGACACATCAACCAAAAATGCGAACTGATAGAAATGTTATATGGATAAAAGTTTATAAAAGACTTTTAGAAGATTATGATTATCAAATTTTAACAGATTCTAACAGGGCTACTTTGATTGAATTATGGCTATTAGGAGCAGAAAATAATGGTATCTTACCTGATGTAAAGGAAATAGCTTTTCGTTTAAGAAGAGAAAAATCTTTTATAAACAAGCAGTTAGAAGAATTGTCATCATTTGTTTGCCAAGATGTTAGCGAGAGTTTGCCAAGAAATAAAAAAAATGTAAGCCTAGATGTAGATGTAGATGTAGAGGTAAAGAAGCCAAATATAATAATTAACGCAAAGGCAGATGTTGTTAAGAAAAAATCTGAATACTTTGATAAGTGGTGGATTGCTTTGCCTGTAAATAGAAAAAATAATAAGAAAGGTTGTGAGCAGAAGTGGGGTAATAAAAATTTGGATAGTATCGGTAAAGATATTATGCAATGGACTACTAAAATGAAAGGAACTAAAGAATGGCGAGAGGGATTTAACCCTTCACCTGAAACGATATTAAACCAAGAGCGTTGGAATGATATTTCAAATAACACTACTGATATAAAAGGAGTTTTATGATTAAACCCAACATTAAAGAGATGATGGAACAATTAACAATTACAAGAGAAACTTTATTAGAAGGTGGTTATTATGAGGAAGAAACAGATTTTAAAGTTAAGTCTACTGATACTTTGTTGGAAGATGTTAAAAAATATTATAAGGAAGAAGTAGGCTCTGGATTTTCTTTAGGATTTCAAAAAACTGATTCTGATTATAACTTTCTAGTTAGAAAGGGTGAGGTTACAATTTTAACAGGAAGTAGTGGTAGTGGTAAAACAACTTTTTTATCACAAGTGTTATTAAATGTGATGAATTATACCAATGTTTTAGTGGCAAGTATGGAGATGAAACCAGTCTTGCAGATAGCTAAAATGATTCAGCAGACTGGGTTAAAAAATCCAACAGAGCAAGGTATTGAAGAGTTTTGCGAAAAATATAAAGATAAGCTATGGTTATTTAATGCTCAAGGTACGACTACTGAAACTGATTTAGTGGCGAGTTTTAGTTATGGAAAATATGTCCTTGATTGTGAGGTTTTTGTTGTGGATAGTTTAATGAAGGTAGACAGCATTGCAGAAGATGATTACGCTTCTCAAAAGAAGTTTATTAATAAGCTCACTACAATTGCGAGAGATTTAAATATACATATTTTTCTAGTGGCACATACTAAAAAGTTAGCAGATGATACTGTTATTCCTGATGCAAGTCATATTTTAGGTTCTAGTCATATTAGAAACTTAACTGATAATATCTTATGCTTACATAGAAGAAAAGATATAGAACAGCAGATACAGTTAAAGGAATTAGAGGTAGGGGACAATCCTTGCACTTGTTATCTTATGGTTCAGAAACAAAGAAATCACCCATTTGAAGGAACTTTTGGGTTTTGGTTTGATAAAACAACACAACGATTTAAGGAGCAACCATGACAATTAATGACCTAATAAAGGAGCTTAAAAAGACCTTTGGAGAATTAAATTATAAGGCTACAAGTAAGGATGGGCAAGTGTTTAAGACTAAAGATTGGGATAAAGTTAATAAAAGGTTTGACAAGAAGCATTGATACTGCTAATATTATTAAGTAACACAAATTAATTAACCTTTAAGAAGAAGGAGTACCACATGAGTAAATCAAATGAAATGTCATTAAGAGTATCTCAAGAACAGTTTGAGCAAGACGAACAAGCTAGAGATATGCAAGAGATACTAGACCAACAAGCACACCAACAACTACAAAAAAAACTACCTGCTAGAAGCGAGTTTGATATAGATAAAATAAACGAAGCTATCCGCAAACTAAACCAATTGAATAAAGGAATACTATGAGTAAATATAATTTTGAAGAAATAAGTAAAATAGATGTTAGTAAATTAATGGAAAAGAAAGGTAAATTTAATTATTTAAGTTGGAGTCATTCGTGTGGAGAGCTGTTAAAGTTGGACAATTTAGCGACATGGACTTACGCAGAGCCATTAACATTACCTGATGGAAGTATGATGGTGTTCTGTACAGTAAAGGCATTTGGTAAGGAAATGACTGCACAACTGCCTGTAATAGACTTTAAGAACCAAGCCATTAAGAATCCTAACTCTATGCAATTGAATACAGCTATGATGAGATGCCTAGCAAAGGCAATTGCTTTGTATGGTTTGGGTTTATTTGTTTTTCAAGGGGAAGACCTCCCTCCTCATGATGTTTTAGAGCACATAGAAAACGTTCATAAGGAGCAAGGTATAGATGAAGCCAGAAAGTATTTCAATACGCTTGACGGAGCTGATAGAAAATTATGCACTCCCTTCATAGAGAAAGTTAAGGAGAGCAAGTAATGGAAATTAATACTCAAGATTTATTAAAAAATTTAGAAGGTTCAGCAA